TCAAGAATCTATCATTAGCATCAATAGAAATCCATTTAAATAAAATATCATCTTCTGTTGTAGGCTGATATCTTTCATTAGTTGAAGGAATAATATTAAATAAAAGAGATCCCGGTGCAATAAAGTCATCAGTCGGATTATTTTCTTCATCGTATACAGCAGACGTACCTCTTAAGAATTCTAGTGGAGGTCTTTTCTCTACTGATTTTTCTAAAGTAACCAAGCAATTATCAAGATTCTCTGCCTCAGTAGGCAACCTTTTATTGCTAGCCTGTCTCCCCACACCGCCTGATAAAGTTGGAATAGTAATCCGCTGATGAACACTCATGAACGATGTCTCCAGAATCTAAATCTACTAGGATCATAGACACCATTAGAATTTCTATTTAAAATCCGTCTCAGTGCCCCATCACCCGATGAAAATAAGTTACGACGTTTATCATTCATATCAGCTGCACGGCCCTTAGCGGTCAACATAGCCGCCTTCTCGCCCAATAAACGATCAACATCTCTATCTCCTTGGACAAAGAGTTGATACTGTCTGGATGAGTTTGCTACAATAGCTTTTTGCACTGTAGTTTCTAAATCTTCAAATGCTACAAACTCTACAATATTAATATAAAGCTCTTGATCTAAGTCCCATTCATCTGATTTATTAGTAACATTATATAAAACATTAAAATCTTTACCATTAGCCTCTACACCAAAACGACGAGGAGCAGCAGTAATTCTAACATCTAACTCTGTATCCATAAGATTTGTAATTAACTCAGCAGAAATTAAAGATCCAGTTTGCATATCATCAGTATAGTCTGATAATAAAACTCTACCTTTAGTAGCAGAAGAAATAGGTCGAACAGAGTGTCCTACTGGTCCTGTGCGGCTAGGTTTTACTTTAATTGGTCTATAGTTAGCAGCTAAACCTCGCAACTGATGTTCCAAAGTCTGCTGATTTAAAGTAAACTCAGCTAAGTTTACATCAGTGTTAAGACTATCGGTGAGACTAGTTACAATTTGTTCACCTGCATTAAACAGTAATTCATTAACAGCATCAAGTTTACTCATTAATCCCATGATAATCTCCTTTTTAAAAGACTCGAGGCCCCCTTTCGGGGGCTCCGAGCGAATGTGTATTTAATTGTCAAATTAGGAAGCGGCAGTTCCACGACCATCAGCACCCGGGCTTTGAGCGTCAGACTCAAAGATAGCATGGTTGGGTGAGGTGGTATATTCAGGAGTCCACGCACCATCATTGGTCAACGCTTCGACAGAAGTGTCATTACCAGCGTTAAGACCAAGGGCACCAAGAGAACCTTGATACAAGTCTCTTGCCGTATCGTCAGTAATAGTAATTGACGATCCCATAGAACTAGCATTGAATGGTCCACTCGCAGCATCACCATGAGCAGCTTTCTTGTAACCACTCAAATCACCATTAGCATCGAAAGCAATAGTGGAGAAGCAGTTCGTAGTATCAGCAAAGATTTGGTTGTCACCACTAAAGGTAACGTCTGGGTTAGGAGTACCCACGCACACAGCAGCATGCTCAGGCTTCATAACACCAGTACCGCCCATCATCGAAGCAACCGTAAACACGGTGTTACGACGAATATCGTCAACTTGATCAACCTTAAGACCCATCATCTTGAGTGAAGCAATGCAGGCTTGTTGCCAAATCAAAGCCTTCACAGGCATGACGTTAAAGGTTCTATTGTAACGAGACTCACCAATCTTAAACTGACCATAGTTTGCATCAGGTAAGTGATTCGTCTTGATGATAGTAACGCCTTGATACTCAAGACGATCAGCAAGATTAAACATACCTTGACCCAGAGGAGCACCTAAGCCACCAGCTTCGGCAACACCACCAAACAATGGTCGACCAGCACCAGCAACCAAATCAGAATTATCTCTAGCAACACCAAGAGCACGGATGTCTTGGAAAGAACGAGGAGATACTGCACAGAAGACACCCTCAGTTGGGGCATCCACTTCTTGCAGACGGATTTGGAACTCTTCAATCTTCTCAAGAAGCTTCAGAGCTGCATCAGTACGTTGGGCAGCAGTAGCAGTAGCCTTGCCTAAATTGTCAAAGTTACTGTTACAGAAAATCTTACCACCTAAACCGCCAACAGCAGAGAAAGTAGAAGAGTTAAAGCGAGTATCATTTGCTCGAGGATCGTTAGCCAATCCGTCTTCAGCAGCAGCACGAGCAATGTACGCACCGATTTGACGGTCACGAGCATCCGACAGGGTACGACCAGCTTGACGAGCAAGCTCGGAACGATACTCCCATTGGGTGAGCATGAGGTCAATGTTGTCTAACTCGAAGTGCGTAGCGATAGGTCGCTTATCAAGAGTCACACGGAAGGTAGTAGCCTTACTATCATCTTGACCAACGAGTTCTTCACCAGCTTCCCAAACGGGATTCAAGTTGACATATCCGGTAACTGGGAATTCCATAGTAGTACCAGAAGAAATCGTACGAGATTCAACCAATGGTTCAAAGATATTGTATTGATCGTACGCGTGAATAACTTCCCCAGCAAAAATAGGAAGTACAAGTCGACCGTCACCAGTCGTAGGGTTATTAAATCCAATGCCGCCTGCCGTATTAGCACGATATGCTAAATTGGTTTCGGCTAAATCACCAACTGTAGCCATAATTAATTCTCCTTATGTTATGACTAAATTTTTTAAATAGACAAAACTAAGAAGCAATGATTATTCCGTAGAGTCATAGCTTACACTACTTAGAACTACTTTTTTAACTCGTAAGCCTACTTGTTCGTACATTGTAGTGTTTCCTCACTAAACCTTGTCTAAGAGTTTAGCGGGTAAAAATACCAGAATTCATAGTATAAGCAATCCTTTGTTCGGTTAACTCCCGATACTCAGGATCAACCCGATATCTCGGATCTGACATAGCAAAATTCATTTCTTCACGCGATCTAAAAGGTTCCACAATAGGAGCCTCTTGTGCACTAGACGCATTCTCGGATTGAACTCTACTAGGTTCCTGAGCCTTAGGTTTACTCGCCATATCTTGATCATATCTGGCTTTAAGACCAAGAAGGGCAGTCTGATATGACGGACCTGAAAGCATGTTATTTAATGAATCACGCTCTTGATCCGACAAAGACTCGCTTGCCCAATTTAAAATAGTATCTAATTCAGATGTACCACCAACAACATTGGAGGCTGAATCATAGGCTTCCTTTCGCAAAGCCTTTTGACCAGCAATAAACGTTTCAACAACACCGTCATCTACATTCATTGCTCGCTTAATAGCATCTCTTGTGTCAGCGGAAAAGTCTCCAGTCATGGCAAGCTCTGACTGCCACGTTTGCCACTGTTCATTAAGAGATGGGATAGGTGGCTCTTCTTTCTTTTCAATTCTAAGCTCACCTTTAGAGGGCGTAGCCTCTTGTGGTTGTGTCTGTTCTTCCTGAACAGGCCGGGTAGGGATTTCTCCAGTTTCAGCATACTGTCGCTTAAGATCAGCGATTTCTTGCCTAGCTTGAGTGTATTGCCCCTGTGCTTCTTTGAGAGAGTTAAACCATGCTTCTGTATTTTGAAAGTTTTCAGGCACAGTCATGCCTTGATCTTTTACATAAGTTTCAAAAGCAGCTTTTTCTCTTGCAAGATTGGCATCTTCAGGATTAACGATAGGTTGAGATTGTTCCTGTTGTGGAGTCTCATTAAGTTCAGACATATTACCTCACTTTATTTTTTCTTTACGATATCTTTAAACATTCTTTTAAACGAACTAAATTCAAAAGTGGCAGCATCTCTACCATTTAATCTTTGATTAACTCTTTGTACAGCCGACACAGCTTGGAAGTCTGCACCAAATAATCCAGTAATTGGTGGAACAGTTACATTAAAGTTTTCTGCAGCCGTATCACCATTAGTTGAACATCTTAGAATGTATGAAATATTTAAATTAGTTCCCTCTTCCATACCTGTAATAGTAAAACCATATTTAAAATTCTCATTATTTGCTAATCCACTAGGACTAACAACAGTATTATTAGTTGTATTAGTAATGGTTGTAGTGTCTTGTTCATTATCTCCAAGGTTAGTCCAAATTAATTGAACAGTACCATCACCAAATCTAACATCAGGATGGGTTTGACCACCCCTAAAACTTTGAGTATATGTAAAATTATTAGCATCAGCATCGTCATCTAATCTATAAGCACCTGTTCCAAAACCTGTACCTGAATTATTACCTGAATCAGCTGGACCAGCTGTAGTTTCAGCAGTCGTAAAAACTTGATCAAGAACACTGCCATCAATATCTGCAGGATTAGATGTAGTTAAATCAGTAATGTCAATTCCAGTTAAAGCCATAGTTTACCCCTTCTTATTTAGTAAGATCTTTTGGAATCCTTTTAAATCAACATAATCAGGGGCGGTAGATTTATTAAGTTTAAGATTAGCTTTTTTAAATCCAACCCCATCAGAACCTTTTACCTTTGTGGTAGTTAAGGTCGTGGTCTTTACCTCTGTAATATCAGAGTTATTTTCAAAATGATATGCTACCTTTACAGTGCATCCCTCAGGAATACCTTTAAACACAAGTTTAAAACTAACTGGAGAAAAACTAATTGACTGCAAAGTAGCTGCTGCAGTTGAGTCGGTTGCGAATGTAATATTATCTACTGTACCGCCATTTTCAACAATAGTTTTAGTGCCTAATGATGTACCTAAAACATCTAAGTTTCTACCAAAAGTTATATCATTCTCAAAATCTTGAGTAAGAGTTAATTCATCAATAACTAATTTTAATGAACCTCCAGCATATCCAGTACTAAATTGTGAAACCGCATTTGAAAGATCTGTGCTAATCTCCACTTGAGAAGAAAGCTCTTTATTAGAATAAGAATCATATTCAATATCAGGAATAGTTATATCAGCTAACCCACCCTCACCAGTATCAGCATCAGCAGCAACAATTTCAGCCCACATTAATTCAGCAAACTTTAAAGATCCAGCATAATTAGGATGAACTGCATCTGATAAATAAGTTGTTCCGGATCCACCATCTTCATAAACAGAGGGCTCACCAAAATTATCTCTTACAAGTTGATGTAAATCAATATATGAAACATCACTTTGATCTGCAAAAGATCTAAAATAATTTGATCTTTGTTGATGAATAGTTGCATTACCATCGGTTTGAGTTTGATAACCACCCACTAAAATAAAGTGAAAGGGATCTCTACCCATAGATTTTGCAAGGTCCCGATATTTTTTAATAAGTTGCGAATACCATAAAACAGTACCACGTTCAAGCCCATCAGCACCATCATTTTGCCCCGTATGAATCATAATAATATTAGTATCTTGTAATTTAATTAAAGCTTCAGTACCAAAATTATGCAAGCTTGGTCTATAAGTAGCACCATCTGTTTTTTGCTCAATCATTCCAATAGCAGCTTGAGCTTCATCAGATTCAAATAGATTATCCGAAGCAGCTGGAGAACCAAAGTCCCAGTATTTATCGGGTACTACACCACCTTCAGATAAATGATGTCCTGTTTGCCATCCACCATCTCCTAAATAATGAATAGTCATACCAGTTAAACTTTCATTAATCCACATATTATTTAACCAAATACATTGACTACCAGCTGGATT